GTCGAGGTCTCTATTCAGGATGGAGAGTATTTTGCGCAGTGCCGGCAGATCGTGCTGTCTGCCCAGCACAAGGGAAATCTTGCCACGGCCTTCTATATCAACGACGGATCTTTCTATTCGCGCATTCAGAAGGTGAAACTGAAGGATATTTTTAAGGACGAGTGTGTGCCGGTTCCCCACTTGGAGGGCAATACGCCGGTGCAGGATTGCATAGACTTCTGTCGCAGCCTGCGCGCGAATACGAATAAGCAATACGGTATCTTCCCCGTCCTGCTTACGGATGATTCCGGAATAGAAGCCGGACTTAATTTCAAAATGCTGAATGCCTATGGAAAGGAGAAGGTCTTGCAATCGAAAAAAATATGGGTGTGGAAAAGGGGACATTGGGAGCAAATTACGGTCGATGCCGTTTCGGCCTTTCATCCGGACACTGAAAGTCGCGACTGCGATTTTTACAATGCGGTGCAGCGGACGGAATATATAGGAAACATGCCGATCACCTTGGCGCCTGGTTATTACATCTCGCCATTCATCCGAGCCAATTATCTGCTCAAGCGGATCTTCGCATATTTTGGCTACGACTTGCAGGACAATTTCTTTACGAGAACGGAACCTTTCTCTAAAATGGTCGTCGTGAATAATGTGATGGACGCACTGGTGAATGGGCGTATCCGGATAGCCGACCTCGTGCCGGATATCTCTTGTGCGGATTTCATCGCTGTATTCCGCAAAAAGTTCTGTTGCGAGTTTACCTCTGATGAGGGCGAACGTACGGCCGATGTGATCTTTCTGCGCGACGTCTTGGCAACGCGGCCGCTGGAAGATCTGACAACCTGTGTGACGGAAGAACCGACGATCGCTTACAAAGCGGAAAAAGATTACCAACGAATTGTGCTCTCATCGGAGGAAAAAGTCGATACGGAGATAGCTGACGCTTATGACGATTTGGACGCCTTGGTGAAAGCAAATCCGGGAGCTTACTTTAATCCGGCTGATGGGGCCTTTTACAAACAAGGCTTCTCCGGAAACTATGAGGTCATTACGAAGATTGGGGAAGCCTCGCAAGATTACAATACGGGGGAAAAACTCGAGGCAAAGGAAATTAAGGTGCCTGATTGCATGCCGGAGTTCCGCACACTTAAATACAATACGACGGTTGATGAGGAAAAAGTCGCTATTGATATCGGTGACTTCCTTTATATAGGGGCGTATATTTCGCTCAATTCTAAGATTATGGTGGCCGGGGAAGATAAGGAGGCTGTGTCGGAATCGGCAAACAAGCAGAATGCGATCCTTGCCTTCAGCTATCTCTCTGCCGGTCGGCCGGAGGGTACCATCTCGTCTTACGATATGCACGATGCTGCACGTCCGCGTATTGCTGACTATGCACTCTACTATCACGGACCGGATGGTATCTTCGAACGCTTCTATCGCGATTACGATTTGCTCTTGCGAAATGCGCTGCATGAGATGAAAGTCAAATTGTTGCTGTCGCAGTCGCAGAAACAAAATCTTTCTGCCTATGCGAAAGTGATCATCCGAGGGGTTGCTTTCTTCTTTGACAAATTGAAGTTTACGCTCGGTGGAAAAAATGAACCGGTAGAGTCGGAGCTACGCTCTATCGCGCTGATGGAACCCATCGTGGCGGCGCCGCTCGTGAATGAGCAGCTCAAGTTTATGAACGCAGCTTATAAATGGGTTGGTCGAGAGGTACAAATAGAGGTGACTGAAAAAGAGTATCACAATGCTGGCTTGGATAAAGATCGGACATTTACAACCATTTACCCGCCGGTGCCGAGTCAACAATATGAGTGGAAACCCTATGGAAGACAGGTTTCTTTTACGGCACAGAAAATTCGGGAGGGTTCGTTCTGGCATCATTCGAAGTGGTTGCATACGCGCACGGAGGTGTGGCTGGAATGCGTGCCCAAGTAGCTGGAGGTGTCCTTTATCGGGCACCTCTTTTCTTCTATTTTTGCCTTAAATCGTAAGCGAATGGATATCTTATTGAAACCGGATTCTCTATCCCTGGCAGGGGCGATGAATCACTTTATAATAGCTGCCAATAACGAAGTATCTTTTGTTCTCAAGTTTGCCGACACGGAAACAACCATCGTGCAGCATGTGTATTCGCCGAACAAGGCCGGGCGAATCGAGATCGATTTGGAAAGCATTGTCGTTCCGCTCTTATCCTTTCATCTTCAGGATGTGTCGGAACCTTATAAGCAGCCGGCTATCGTGCGGAAGTTTACGGCCGTTATTGCGGAAGCGAATACGGCTGATAGTAAAACGTGGTCTTTCTCAGTGTTGCGGGCCGGGATTGATCATTTCGCGGATTCGGCGGTAAATTGGTTGAAAGCGAATTTCCTGACGTGGCAGCCTACATTGAAACCGGTGACTTACTTCACCCCGGAGTTCTTGACTTATTACGCCCTTATCGATGCGGTGGTGCATTGTCGCGCTTATGTGGAGAAAGAGGGAAACTATGTGCCGCACGACTTGACCTTGGCCAATCTTTCTAATGGCGCTGTCTGGACGATTCCGGTACAATACGCCATCATTGCCGGAAAACTTAACAAACTGCCTTCTTATTATGATGTGTGGGTGGAGACGACGAACGGAACGCGGCTCACATATATACAGCGTTACTATGCTTCGGATATTCGAAGTGAACAGGAGGAATGGCTGCTCTTCGAAAACTCGTTGGGAGGGATTGATACTTTCAGAGCTTATGGAGATGCGGAGAATACGGCAAAACACACGCATAATATTGCAGAGATCGAAAACAATGCGGAGGAGTATCGTGTCGATACGACGCGGGAGTATAAGAAAAATACGGGGCTTTTGACTGATGCCGAGCGGAAGTGGTTGCTTGATTTCTTCCCCTCGCTCGGCAAGTACATCTATTATGGACCTTATGTGCGCCGTATTGTTGTGACGGAGAGCGATGTGACTTGGCATACGAAAGAGTTGCCGTCTGCTTTCTCCTTCACCTATAGATATGCGGATGCGCGGCCTTATCTCAATCTTTCGAGAGTGGATAGACCGTTGGGCGACTTGCATATCAAAATACCGGAAATAGGGGATTTTACCATCGCCCCACGCTTGGTTGAGCTGGATAGGCTCCCGCTGAGTGGTGGGGCGCTCTTCCCCGTCCAAAATCCTTATTCTGAAAAATGGACGACCACGACGGCCGCGGCTATGCTCGATTGGCTGGCGCATGAGATAACGGCAGCCTATAAAGGGGATGGATCCTTCGGCCATTCACACGAAAATATGTCACTGCTCAATGCGCTGAGTCTCTTTGGGAAATATCTCTTGGTTAATGCGCAGAAAATTTCTGCAGGCGAAGCGGATATGGCGACTTTGGCAAAAAAACTTGATCCGACGAGCGAGGATTGGGATAGGATCTTGCGAAAAGATCGAAATGACGCCACCGATTATGACTTGACAGTAGGGGGTGACTTGACCGTGTCGGGCAATTTGGGGAAGGGTGACTTCGTGTCGGGTATGGATGGTACGGGTTGGCGCCTTTGGATGAAAAATGAACTGGCAAACTTGGAGCTGGACTCACTGACGGTGCGGCAGACGATGCGGATCTTTGAACTGCTCATTGATCGGGTGCGGAGTGTTAACGGGCAGTTGGTCGTATCGGCGGCGAATGGGAAAATTGCAGCGGTAAATGATCTCGGCAATCAACTGCTGATAGCTTTTGAAATGGGTTGCGATTTCGAAGCGGGCGATTTCCTGCGGTGTCAGACTTTTAAGGGTAGCCGACTCAAGCATTACTGGGTACAAGTGAAAGAAACGCGCACGACCGAGGATGGGAAGGTCTGGGCGGTCCTGAATAAGGAGGATGAAGGCTGGTTGAATGGGACGGCGGAAGTCGGTGATGAATGTGTCTTGTTCGGTTCTGATAAAAAAGAACGACAGGGATTGATCTTTATTTCTGCAACCGATGATGGATTGCCGCGCATCGATATCCTCAATGGCGTGAAGGGGAGAAATCTGAAGAATTGCTTACGCACGCGCCTCGGTGCCTTGGATGGCATTCGGGATGATTATTTCCCGGCCGAGAATCAACCACACGGATACGGGCTGTATTCGGATAATGCTTATCTAAAGGGTGATTTCATCTTACGTACCGGGGTGAATATCAATACTTGGGTATCGATTGTCGAGGGGAAGGTACGTAGCGAGATTGACTCGATGCGATCTGATTTCATTGCGGGAAAGGGGTATCTTGCAAATTCGCTTTTCTTGGATGGGCTGAATAAATGGCAGACGGAAAACAATACGACATTTTTCACCTTGGGAGGAAAATGGATCTGGGCGAATGGCAATGTCTTTTCTTGGAAGGGTGATTCGGCAGTGGTCGGAACAGATCGAGGGCGCACGGTGATGAAAATTGCGAATAAGTACATCAAGCAAAAGAATGAAGATCTAACTGCACGGCCGAGGTTTGAGAAGGATAAAGAGGGAAAAATTGTCCCGCAACCGATTTATCTTACATTCTACTATCGCGTTGTTAAGCAAGGAACGCTTACGGCGGGTTTCGTCAATCAGGATCTAACGACAACGCAGGATAATTATGAGGAGTTGAAGGTAAAAGAGACCTTGCCGGCTACAACGGACTATCTGCAGTACAAAGCGAGCGGGCAATGGAATGGAACAGGCGATTTCCAACTCTCTTTTACGGGAGAGATCTATGTGTATATGCTCATCTTGACGCAGCGTGAAGTGGATGGATTAGAGTATAAATATCGGACGCTTTTCGAGCAGACGGATCGTTTAATCCAACTGACGGCGGGAATTTACGAGAAAAATGCGGAAGCCTTAAAGGCCTTGCGCGAGAGCGGACTGGTAATAGCACCGGAAGGGTCCGGCATTTTCGCGAAAGATGCAAATGGGAAGATCGGATTCATTGGCGTGAGTGTGGAGGAAAAGGATGCGGAGGGAAATACAAAAACCGTTATCAAACTTTCTGCTGATGATATTAAGTTAGAAGGACTCGTCACGGCCAATGGGCATTTCAAAATAACGGAAGAGGGGAGTCTGGAAGCGCTGAACGCTAAAATTTCAGGCTCATTCTCGGCTGGGACGAACCGACCGATTGTCATTTCTGCTAATGATAGGGGCGATGGGTACATTGATTTGGGGAATATCATTAGGATGGAGTATTCCGAGAGGGAAACTTGGGTTGATCCAATGGGGGACGAACGACTCGTGCGGAAGAGTGGTAAAATTACAATCCGTGATAGCGAAGGTGAAACGGTGGTCTGTGGAGGAAATATGAAAACTTTCTATGCCGATCTGACTGCTTTGCAGGTGAGAGGGGCAAGTATGCTGTATGGCTATACCAAAATCTTGGGTTCGCTGTCTTTCAATGATGCCTTTATTGGTGCGCCGGGGGCAAATATAGAAATTGATGCGGGGCACTCCGTGTACTATTTTGATGCAGGGGGAACTTTGACGCTTCCGGATGATGCGGCTGTGCACCCCGAAGGGCGTATTCTCTTTGTGAAAGGAAGAGGAGTTACGTTGAAAGGAAAACTGATGAGACCGGCAGGTTGCGAGATCATTACGGAGTATAATTTAGGTTCCAACTCGGCCTTACTGGTCGAAATGCATGGGGCTTGGTGCATCTTTTATTGTGGATAATTGGTAATAGATATGACAAAAATCAATTTTGAACAGTTCCCTGTCTATACGGATATTAGCAGGAAGAATACGCTTGTTGGTGATGTGCGTGAGAGTTTCGCAAACCTCCTTTATACGCGAGCGAATGGTGTACGAATGCATGCCTTGGCCATGAAAATTTATCAGAGCCATGGCCCTAACGCTTATGAAGATGAAGAATTGCGGATAATCTTTTCTGTCGCAGAAGAAATGACTACCCCCGCTTTCTTTGATAGTCTGAAAGCACATGTAGAAGCGATGAATAATGAAAACGTTGAAAAATAATAAAGCAAAAGAATATGACTGAACAGGAAAAACAAGAGCTTAAGAATGAGCTGAGGAAGGACATAGTGAATGAGCTGAAAGCCGGTTCTACATCTGTGCAGGAATTAGAAGAGGTGCAGGCGCTCGACAATGTCGAATCTTTGCCTGCTGCACGGGGTGGTGAAATGGTCAAAGTCCCTATAAGTCTTTTGGGGAAGCCGGCAGCCGATGCGGCAGCCTTGGCGCTTGAGGCAAAAAAACAGGCTGATGACGCGGCGATAAATGCGGATGCGGCAAGTAAAAATGCGGCCACAAATGCAAAAAAAGCACAGGACGCTGCGACAAACGCTGCGACGGCCATCACTGAAATCACAACCGCGAAGGAAGCTGCTTTGCAGGTGGTAGAGCGTTACGAAGGCGTGGCGCTCAAAGCTTACAAGGGAGCTACAGCGCGCTTTGATGGTATGCTTGAGGATGTGGAAATCGCGCAGCTGAGTGCGAATGAAGTCGCTGCTGTATACTATGTGACCTCAAAGCGAATCTTTGTAGGAAAATTTGCCGGACAATACGTCAGCAATTGGTCCGGCGCAGACTTCTATATGTCGGAAGATAGAACAACCATTCGCAAGGATAAACTGTTTCTGCTCGACTCCACACTTTATGCCTGGAATGAAAAAGCCGCAGGCCTGATAGAAGTGTGTGGGGCCGGTGGTGGAAATACCATTAATGTAACACAAGCTTATCCCTTATCATCCGGCTATTATACGCTTGCCACCGCTATCGTGGCCGTCGAGGGCAAACGGAGGGTAAAAGGTTGTTGCCTTACTTTTGAGATAAATCAGGGGAAATGGGTGACGAAGCAGTTTGTGGGAACGGATCTTTCAAGCTGGGAGCAGATCGAAAGCTGGGAGGATTTTGGCGGCCAAGGAATGGTAAAGAGTGTGACGGTGAATGGGAAAAAGATGATCCCGGATAGTCAAGGTGATGTTCAGGTAAAACTTGACGAGGTGAAGGTAGACGAAAGTCTTGATGCTGATAGTACGAACCCCGTGGCGAATCGTGCCGTAGCCGGGAGATTTAATGAAATAGAGGCTGCTACTCTTTTTGATAGTGATGTGACTGAAGAAGAGGGGAAGCAAACCGTGATACTGAAGAACAAGAGCGGCGCAGCCATTACACGGTTTACCTTGTCTGCCGGAAGTGGTGGTGGCGGAGAAACGGCTGCTACAAAGATCGTACTCGGGGCAAGCGTGGACAGAAATGTTATAAAGGAGGGGAGTAATTGTATCCTGATTTATAGTTACGACCATCAATATATGGGAGGTGAAGATCATGGCAAGAGTACCGGACAAAAGGCTGCAGTCGAAGTACGCCTTGTGCGAGGATCTATGCTTGTACAAGAACGTAGCTTTGATAATGTGAGCCGAGGTAGTTACACGCTGGATCTGAGTAAATATCTTCAAATGGGAACGACTGATATCTACGTGAAAGCTACGACAACGGACCCGGATACGGGAAAATCCCAAGTAAAGCAGGCGTATGTGAATGTGAAGGTCGTCAATATCGTCCTGCAGAGTAGTTACGTGCTTGCTGAGGGGCTGGCTGATGGCGGCTATGGGGAAACTGATAATGCCGTTATACCTTATACCGTGCAGGGGACAGGTACAAAAACGGTATTTCTCTATGTGGATGGTCGGCAGTGTGAGAATCGTGTGGTGACGCGAAGCGGTACAACGAATGGTAGCTTTTCGATACCGATGCACGGATTGGCTGTTGGACGCCATTCAGTACAGCTGGTGGCGGAGATGGAAACCGGTGGGGGGCAGCCGCTGCGTAGTGAAAGTGTTTATATGGATATATTCAAGGCGGGAAACGATCAAGTGTTGATAGGGACGAAACATGTCTTTAGGGACGGACGGATCCTTACAGACAATCATTTGATGCCATTACTCAAAGTCGGACAGTACGAACAACTCTCTTTTGAGTTCGCAGTGTTTGATGCTGCTGCTACACCGGTAGGTGTGACCATTCTCCTGAATGACGCTGCTTCTCAAAGTGTGAACGTTCCAAGAACGGTGCAAACCTACATCAATCGATTTACGTCGCAGGGCATGCAACAGATGAAAATCGTATGTGGAGCGATGGAATACCACCTTGGTATTGAGGTAGAGAAAAGCGGAATAGATATTAGTGAGGCTGCCCATGGCCTGAAGCTGAAACTCAGTGCCGCAGGAAGAAGCAACGGAGAAGCAGACCCCGCACACTGGGAATATGGTAGCGTGAAGACGACGTTCGATGGCGTGGATTGGAATACGAGTGGATGGACGGGGGATGCGCTGAAGTTGATCAATGGGGCGAAGGCGAGGATAGATTTTGCTCCTTTTACCATTGATGCGGCAACTGCCGGTTGTACGATAGAGGTAGAAATGAAGGTTTCTAATATAACGGACAAGGACCTGGGTGTGGTTTCTTGTATGAGTGGTACGAAAGGTTTTCAAATAATGGCAGACAAAGCGATGATGTACACAGGCTCGACCAAGGAAGTCGTTGATGAGGAAGGAGGGAAAACGATTCAACGGGTTGGAGTCGGTCGGCAGTATGGCTCGGATATGTGGGTGAAAATTGCTTTCGTTGTTGGAAAACGTACCGAGGGGAGGTTGATGGAACTATACGTGAACGGCACACGAAGCGCAGCGGATATCTTCGGAGAGAGCGATAATTTCGCGCAAGACAGCCCGCAGGGGATCACCATTGATAGTGACGGGGCGGATGTGGAAATTCGAAATCTTAGGGTTTATGGCCGTGCTTTGAGTGATGATGAAGAAATGGATAACTACATCATTGATCGCCGCACACCGGACGAAATGGCGGTCCTCTTTGAGAAAAACGATGTTCTTGGAGAGGATGGCAGGAGCATTGATTTTGAGAAACTGCGAAAGAAAGGTAAGGGGGTTATGCTCGTCGTGCGGCCGGATGGACTCGCACCGGTGAATGCGGAAAATAACAAAAAGGCAGACTTCCTCTCTGATGTTCACTTGTGGATGCCGGATGGGCGATACATCTACCTGAAGAATGTGTATATCCGCATTCAGGGGACGAGCTCGACGAAATATCCGACCAAAAACTATCGCATCTATTGTGCGAAAGGAGAGAGCCCGGAACTGTATGTGGATGGTGTGAAACAAGACGAACTGAAGGTTGCTCTGCGCACTGGACAGAAGGCGGTTAAAATCCTATGTGCAAAGGCTGACTACTCGGATAGTTCAATGACTCAGAATACCGGTGGTGCAAGGCTGTGGAATGATATGATGAAGGCGCTGGGCTTCTTTACTCCGCCACAACAGGTGGACAGCGGTGTGCGTACGGCCGTTGACGGTTTCCCTATCGATGTCTTTTCTGCGGAAAGTAGGGAAAGTACGCCGACGTACTATGGGCAGTATAATCTCAACCACGATAAAAGCGACTGGCAGGATATCACCGGGCTCTCCGGTGTACCTGGTTTGGATGTACAAAAAACGATGGCGCTTGAGTTCCTGAATAATACGCAGCCGCTGTGTTTGTTTCAGGGGAAGGTAAATCTTGACATGCAAGCTGCAGCGGAATTCGACAAAGCGTTGGAGTTCAATTTCCCCGAGGGGACGAAGTGGGCAAATGCAACAGAAGAGCAGAAAACGGCCTTCAAGCGGCTGTGGGCTTGGATAAGAGACTGCGTGCCGGCAGGAGCAGCGCCGAACAATATCAATGCTTTTGTGTCGTCGAAGTTCAAAAGCGAGTTGGGGCAGTACATCGATAAGAACTTCTTGTTGTGTTGGTGGCTCTTCACGGATTTTTTTGCAAATGTGGATCAGCGCGCAAAAAATATGATTTGGGTGACTTGGGATAAATTGCTCTGGTTTCTCTTCTATTACGACGGCGATACGCAACAGGGCGATCGTAACGACTCCATGCTGGCATACCTTTATAACGTGACGAGAGAGACGTGGGATGCTGAAAAATCGAAATATGCTTTCGAGGGACACGATTCTTGGCTGTGGTGCTTGGTGCTGGCTAATTTGAAAGACGATATCGTTAAGATGGCCGGGAAAATGCGCTCCTTTTTGACGGAAGAGCGGGTCAATGAGATATTTGATCGAGAACAGCAGGGAAACTGGTGTGGCCGTATTTACAATAAAAGCGGCGAATTGAAGTATATCAAACCACAAATAGAGGGTGTGATGGTGAAGGGGCAGTTGGTGAAGTACCCTTACATCTATGCGCTGAAGGGTGACAAACAGGCTTTTCGTCACTGGTTTATCAAAAATCGATTCTCGCTGCTCGATGCGAAATACGAGACGGGAAATTTCCTCTCTGACAATATCGACATGTATATGAGTCGCAAGGCTGATGCACCGGCCAATACGATCGTAGTAACAGCAAGCGACCTGTATTATTTTGGTTATGGTACGAACAACGCGCCGCACCTGCAGGCAAGTCGACGAGCAGAAAAAGGAGAAAAGGTGACACTTACCTTTACGAATGCCTTCACCGTGAATGACCCTATCCGCATCTACGGGGCAAGTCGCATAGCGGAACTGGATATGCGTGGGGCTTCTGATAACTTGACGGGGGATGTGAATCTGAACAAGTGCAAGGTATTACGAAAAATTGACTTGCAGACGGACGGAACAGGATCCAAAGGGTGGTGCTTGGTGCTTGACCGGTGCCGGCAGTTGGTAGACATCAACCTCTACGGACAGGGAGGTGCAAAAACCGGCACGCTATCAAGTAGGGAACTTGATTTCTCTAATCAAACAAGATTGAAAAAGCTTGATGCCAGAGGGGTAGATGTTAATGCTGTCCTGCTGGCGCGAGGATGTCCTATAACCGAACTTAAATTGGGGGGCAAAATACAAACGCTCCGGCTGGAATATCTGCCGGAATTGAAAGACCGCGAACTTCAGCTGCAGAATTGGGAGACGGTGAAGACGCTGCGCTTTGCAGCTTGCCCAAAACTGAGTTGGCAGACGATCCTTGATAGGTGCGTAAGCGTAGAACGTGTGCGTATCGAGGGAATAAATATAAAAGATGATGGAACACTATTGAATAGGTTTAAAAAGCTGAAGGGTATTGACATTGCAGGTAATGCAGTGGATTATTGCGCCCTTCTCGGAACTGTCAGACTCACCTCTTATATGGAGGAAGAAGAATATGCTGCAATACGCAGATGCTTTCCGGAATTAAATATCTTACAGCCTGAATATTCGGTTGTTGAGTTCGATACGGCCGTGGCAGATCCGGCAAACATCACTTGCCACGATACGAAAAGCGGCTATCTTTACGGCAATGCGTATCGTCCGGGAGGACACGTTGCGCGCGTCCTTGCAGACCGCCATGCATATACGGGAAATCTTGAAGCAGGTATAATGAAACTGCGTCAGCTTGCTGATGATGACTTCTCAAAGCACGTTGATGGATCTCCGGCAAAGACAGATGGTTCAGAAGGCGACGTCTTCATTAGAGAACCACACTACTGGTATAAAGGCGTAAACGACCAATTGAAAAAGAAGTATTATATTCTTTATTCTTCTAATCCGAAATGCCCTTCTTCTGTGCCCGTGAAGACCTTGACTTGGGAAAATATCGCAGATTCGAATAAGCGGGAGAAAAAGCAGATAACGGCAGATTATATCCGAAGAGGAATGATTGATTTTGATTCCTTGCCCAACGGAAAGATTCGTGAAAGGAGAAACGATCAGACTGAATCATTCTTTGACGTCGTGCGTTGTGAGGTGCGAGGAATGCGGAAAGTGCGTTGTCCGATGTGGGTGCATGAATCTTATCAGGTGATGATGCTCTTCTCTGATGCTGATGGTAAGATCCTTCCATCTGCAACTTTCTCCTCACCGATTACAGCTCCTTATTTCAGCCGTGGCCAATACGTCGTATTTGATGTCCCCGAAGGGGCACACTGGTTCTGGGCTACAATCTGTCGAAACTTGTCGAGTTACTCGCTCGAAACACTAAACATAGAAAAGCCTTTTGATAAAATAATCTTGTCGCCTTCTGATTCTATCCTCGATGTCGAGCCGGATTGGGTCGAACATACAGAAACGCTTGTAGGGGCTTATCCTGCATCTTTCCCGGATAGAGTGCTGCGCAGCGTGGCCGGCCGGACAGCCTTGCTCGAGCAGAATAAAGCAGTATACCTCGCTGCGGCGGCGGAGCGAGGTCTGACAATTATGGATTATGAGGCATATAAGGATATTGCAAACCTTGTGCTGGCTGCTATAGGACACCGGAATACGAAACTGCATTTCGGGCAAGGTCGCGCGACCATTCTAACAAAGAGTGGAACAACAGATCAACTTGGGATGGGCAGTACAAGCGGGGAAAATGGAACGGATCTCGCTGTTACCTTAACGACTGCATACGGTAATACAATTCGCACAGTACAAGAAACTTCGCGTATCATGGGCTATGAGAGCCTCGCATCTGCTTTCTTCTTTATATTGGATAACGCAAGCAGACGTTCTGATTTATATTCGGATTTAAGAGTTGCCGTTACATTCCTTAAATCGGCACTACCTCCATTCGAGGAACGCAAGTTATCTCTAATTCCTGGTAGTGACGCTTATGTGTCTGTTGCCGCTGTGTATGGGCAGCGCTTTGCGGATATCGTCCAGACCGGTACGCCGTCCGGATTCGGAGATACTGCTACGCTGACAACTTATTATTGTGCGCAGCAAACTTCACATGCAGGCGCGTCATTGGTCAATTCCGGACACCCGAATGGTAGCACAGGTCATCTTCTCGGTTTATGTGGACGAGGCGATGATTCGCATAAAGTAATGCTCGGAGTACGACTGATGTATCGCGGAAAAATGGAGTATGTTAAATAAAAAGTTATGAAACAAGAAAATAACAAACCTTACGCACTTGTATGTATCAACCCTAAGCGCAACACGTGGAGGGTTCGGTACGATTTCAAGAAAGATGAATATGGATGGCATTTCCAGGAAAAGGATTTTAACTCTCGCCCATCAGTTGAAGAAATAAAAACTTTGATAATTCAGCATTATAACACGCTTTGCGATGAAGAGATTATCAGTGGCTTTCGCTTTGAAAATGTGCCCGTGTGGCTTTCGGCTGAAAATCAATTCAACTATAAAGCAGCCTTTGATTTAGCCGTACAGACGGCTGGGAAAAACCTGCCGGTCACTTTTAAGTTTGGGACGGCCACCGAACCGATCTATCGGAAGTTTTCAACTCTTGATGATTTGAAAAGTTTCTTTGCCGTAGCGATGGATTATATCAATAAAACGCTGTTGAAGTATTGGAGACTCAAGGATTCTATTAGCTGGAAGGATTATGAAATCGAAGAATAGCAAATCGACAGATAGAGCTTGTGGAGCAATGAATGGGTGGTTGTCGTGGATACGGCCACCGCATTATAAATTTTTCAATGCGGCCTGCATTTTACACGATGAACTTTACGATCTCGGTGGAACTGAAAAAGATCGCCTTGCAGCCGATGCTCGCTTATTTGCGGACATGGTATGCCATTGCACGGCGCATTATGGACGGCAGAAAGTACACACGCAGGCTTGGTTCCTCTGCTTGTCGTATTTTTATTACATCGCTGTACGGCTGTTTGGACGATCGCAGTTCAATTATAGGCCTTAAGTTGGTGTATTTGTAGGATAGATGGAAGGTAGGACGCCCATAATAGCTCTCCTACCTTCCATTATATAGATTGTTACAGCACGCCCTTGTAATTTAGAAGCAGCTCATTTGCCTCCTTGATATCTTTTGGCGTATAAATATCTGTTATCAGAATAGAGGAGTGGCGAGCCTGATCTCTTACGCTGATAATATCTGTGTTTGAGCGTATCATATTGGTAATCCCGGTGTCTTTCAGACTATAAAATTTATAGCGTGCTGTCATTTTCAAATTCTTGCGGACGTGATGATGCCAATAATCACGGAACGATTTCTCGCTTCGCCGCTCTGCTCCCGGTGCAAAATCCTTACCGAACAGATAGTAATTGCTCGGGTTGTCGAATATGCGTAAGTCTATCATCAGTTTGAGTACGTGATCCGGGATTGTCAGGAGCGCATCGTTATGATTTTTAGTATTTGCTCCGTGTAGGAACAATGTTTTCTTCCTGATGTTGAAATCGCCGATCTTCAGATAGCTCATTTCCTTGGGGCGAACGAAGAGATAGTGTAGCATATAGCAGGCCAATAAGTAATGTTTGTGGTGCACCATCAGCCATTGTTTGAGGTCCGCCAACACATCATCCGGTATGACGTCTCTGTTCTTCAGCTGTCCCCTGCGTTGTGCGATAGAATAACTCGCCGTCGGATCTGTAGATATATATCCTCGCTCGAGCAAGTATTTGCAGAAGATCTTGAGCCAAGCCAAGTAATTGTTTCGTGTGCAGATCGTATTGTTTCTATCCACAAAAACGTAATCCAGGAACTGTCCTACCATGCGATTATCAAATTGGTACGTGTAGAAGAGATTGATTTTCTTCGATGCTTTCCATTCCTTCAGAATCTTGATCCTGCTCATATAAGCGACGACCGACTCTTCTCGTATATTGTTCTCTCTTAACAATTTGAGAAGGTATTCCTCATATTTCCTACACACATCATCAAAAGACGAGTATTCTAACGGTTGTACGATTTCTATCCACGGATTCCAGCCTTGTATCAGTTTTTCCGTAAGTCGTTTGATGAGTGCATCCCCATAGTGTTGTTGATTGCGTTTCCCCTTAATATGCCCGAGCATAAACTTTTTTGTACGAAACTTACCCCTTTCAGGGTCGAATGCTGAAAGAGACACATAACATTCCGATGCTTGGTGAAACTTCGGAGTTTTCCAGCCAACGATTGCATCAATCGCCTGCTGTTTTTTTGAAGATGGAAATTTTTTTTTTGGCATTTCAAAATTTTTGAGTGAAATGCCCTATTGAACAATGCTTTATGTCTTGCGGTGCTGTTCGCCGATTTTTCGCCGACCATTTTAGCCCCGACAAAGCAAAAGAGGCTGATAAACAGCCCCTTAAGCTCCTTTTTGTCGGAAAGAGGCGATTGCAGAGATGATAAAACGCGCTTATAACTTGTTGTTAATCAATAGGGCATTCTTTTGTGCTATGTGAAATATTACCGATTTTTCGCCGGCTGCGTTGTGTGGATAAGTTTTTAATAATCACACATTTGATTGATTCTTTTGTGAGAAATATACTACAAGAATAATCTTGTTATTAGCTTTTTACTTCTTTCTGCGGGAACTTTATTACCCTGCATCTCTTATTTTTTTCGAATGATCAGAAGGCTTATTCTGCGTGAGGATAGAGGTTAATTTATCTATCGTTTCCTGCTGTTTTTCAATCGTTCTCTGCTGAGTCTCAATAATTGAATACAGCCTTTCTTTATCAGCCTCTTTATAATTCTTCTGACCCATTATTAGCCAACTTGCATCAACCCATTCAAAACTATCAATAATCTTGACTATTACATCATAACCCGGTTTGTTTCGACCAATTGTGATGTTTCTGATGGTTTGATCGCGAACGTTCATTTTTTTTGCAAATGAACCAACAGTATGGCCCTCTTTTTCAATTATATAACAAATTCTTTCGTTGATTGTTTCTTGCTTCATAATTCTCAAATTTATTCTGGTAAAACAAATTGAGAGTGAAAAATACACTCAAATGTTTGATTATTTCAAAGAAATTGTTGAACTTTGCGTCACGTAATAATTATTGCGTCACGAAGGTAGTTATAACATTTGATGTGACAATAATAATGAAAAAAGAATGTGACTATGGATTTTAAAGAGTATGTGAACTCATTACCCAATCAAAGGGATGAGGTTACTGAACAATTAGCTCTCCTCTGTAGAGTTTCATCTACGACAGTTTATCGGTGGCTGCGTGGAGATTTTGCACCTGATCCTCTCAAGAGGAAGGTTATCTCTGATTATTTGCAGATTCCGGAAAAGGAATTATGGCCAGATTTGTGAGAAATGCAAGAAATCTTAATCCTGTTATAATGAAAAAATAGAAACTATGACTGTAGAAGAATTTGAAAACGCAATTGATCGACTCAATGCGGGAGTTGTTATTGACGAAATTAAACTAAGACATTCAGCTGTTCGGCAAGTGAATGCTCATACTGATAATAAGATAATCGTTTGGGATATGTTTGGGCGTGCCTTCTCTGCAAGCAAGGAAACCTCACAAGATCTATTCCTGGTGCCTGAAGAAAAAGGCAAAGTAGCCTGTTCTCTTGGCATTCCCTTAGAACGAAATAAAAGATTTGACCTAAAAAAAAGAGTGATTATGGCAAGCATCAGAAAAGTACGGAAAGCTTATAAACGAAAAGTTGGCATCAAGCAGATATGGATTCGCATTAAATGTAAAAAAAGGAATTTCGTTTGAGTCGTTCTCATCATAAACTTCTCCGGCGATGGGTTACAGAACGTATGAGAATATCACTTCTATCACGCCATGTACATAGATAAAGATTTACGGGGAAGATTCTCTATTCAGGATTTGAGCGAACAAGATCTTCGCTTTTTTCACAAAGCTTTGCTGGTATATGCGCAGCATAAGCGCAGATGTATACTTCCGGAGGATAATGTTCGACGACTTGTTTTTAACAATGAATATAACTTTATAATGCGACATGGGTAATAATGGCAATAATAAGAGATGGACCGTCGAAGATGATGCATACGTGAGGCAGCATCTCGGAAAGATGTCGCTTGAGGATATGGCTGCTTATTTAGATCGTAGTCCAATGTCAGTCAGACTCTATATCCTTAGGCACAGAATGACGAGTGGGCACGTAGTTAAACGTAACTTGCTCGTTAAATTGCTGAAAATAAAATTCAGGCATCCGGAAAATTTTAATCCGACGCGCGATTTTTATAAAGAAACTGGTATCGGCCAACGTCGCTACTGGGATCTGTTTTTCGGCAGGAAAAAGATTACTGGTAAAGAGTATCAGGCGTTGACTGAATATTTCGGAGTGACAATTGACGAGGATCTTGATGCGCGTCAGTTGGAACTCTTTGAAGAAGATCCAGAATAATATGATTGATAAGATTTTTATAGAAAAGGTGAAATCGGCTCTGAATATTGTGGATGTGATAGAGTCCTTTACTCGCTTGTCTAAAGCAGGCGTAAACTATAAAGGAGTCTGCCCGTTTCATGATGATCACACCCCATCGATGGTAGTAAGCCCGTCAAGGCAGACCTACCATTGTTTTGTTTGTGGAGCCAGCGGGGACGTTATCTCGTTCGTGCAAAATCACTTGAATATAACTTTCGTAGAAGCTCTGCGATGGTGTGCCGCTCAGGCAGGATTAGAATTTCCTTCTAAAGAAATGACTCCGGAAGAGGAAGTACAATATAAACAGAAAGAGGCACAACGTGTCGCCATCGAGGCTGCAAGCAAGTTCTTTCAGAATAGCCTCCCGCAGGCTGAGTCTTTCCTCACGTCGAGAGGATATACGCTATCTGACAAGGTGCTTTCTGACTTTGGTGTCGGTTATGCGCCGGCGGGGAATTTGGCTATGACTGAACTCTCTAAGGATGGTTTTTCTTTGGAGCTGCTGCAGAAGGTAGATGTTATTGGTAGTAATGAGGGACGCACCTACGATCGGTTTCGCGATCGACTGATGTTCCCATTCTATGATATGCAAGGGCACGTTATAGGTTTCTCTGGACGCATCATCACACCGAGGGATGGTGTTGGAAAGTATGTGAATACGGCAGAGACACCACTGTTTACGAAAGGTAAGCATATCTTTGGACTATTCCAAGCGCGAAAGGCAATAGGGAAACTGGGCTTTGCCTATCTCGTCGAGGGGCAGTTCGATGTGATAACGCTACACAAAATGGGTGTAGAGAATGTCGTCGGGGGCAGTGGCACGGCATTCACAGATGAGCAGGTGAAGCTGTTGTTGCGCTTTACAGACTATATCGTAATGGTTTATGACGCCGACGATGCAGGCGTGAAGGCTTCGTTAAAGAACTGTGAACTGTTTCTGAAAGCCGGAGCAAGGGTAAAGTGTATACGACTGCCGAAAGGAATGGATCCGGATGAGTTCGCCAAAGCAAACGGAAATCGAACACAAGATAAATTGAAGGAACTGATCGAGCCGTTTCCGAAAGCCTTCAAACGAATGCTGATTCCACACGGCTGCAAGGACGAGACAATCATCAGCGACAGCCTAAATACGATTTGCTCGCTTGTGGCATGTGTTAATGACGCGGCCTTGCGGCTGGAATATATCAAATCGATAGCTGCTGACTTCAAAAGCAAAATCGGTATCATCGATGACAAAGTGCGTCGTATTCGGCTGAAGATAAAAGATGCCTTGCCCGAAACAAAGATGCAAACGGGACTCTTCGGTATTGATGCACTGAAAGAGAATCTTGAGAGCGACCGTCCGGGAATACTGACCTCGGCCATGCAGGAGTTTCTTGACGGCTATGGAGAAGACCCCGTCGTGTATGTCGCTGGCCGGCCATCGAGCAACGACATTCAGGAGCTGCGCCGTATTTATTGCTATTTCGTATCTTCAGAAACGGGCTGCGGAATCAACGATGACGGAGAGGAGAACGACTATCTGCATACGTTGGCAGAGATGTTCCGGTCGGGCATCAATATTCAGATGACCTATAACAACGTCACGGGGTCGTTCATCGATTATTACATCAGTCTTTACGGCAGGTTCCTGAGTGATTATGCCGGCGACAAAGTCCCGCTCATCACAAGATGCATCGAGCTGACTTCCTACGCAGAGGATACCGTTGTTACGGTCAACCGTAACCACTATTGTTCCATTCTGAAACTCACCAAGGGGCAATTTGACGAAATTCGCAAACCATTCGTACAAAAGCGGAAGTCGGCGATGAAGGTGAGCCTACAGACCGAGTACCTCTGTGACGACGAGTTTGATGTGAACGAGCCACCCGAATATGTGCAGGATAATGAGGAGTACCGGCGTATGTGGCGAGAGTTTAACTACTATCCTCGACTCAACAAGAAAGGTGAGCCGGTCTGCTACATGTTTAAGAATAAGAACGGAAACGGAATGACGCAGGTAGGAGACTTCTTCATGACGCCACTGCTGCACATCTTTAACGAAGACTTCGAGCAGAACAAGCGTGTGCTGCGCATCAATCGCCGATACTACGAGACCCCTATCTACATTGAGGTGCTCTCAAAAGCTTTGTTGAAGATGTCGTCGATAGAAGAAGTGCTCATCAATTACGAAGCTGTGAACTTCAACGGAGAGGAATGGCAGTGGAAAGCCATCAAAACGTACATGAGTCATCACTTCGTGCAGTGCCGTGAAATCAAGACTTACGGCAATCAGCAGGCTGACGGCATGAGCCGTAAGACCGATGAACAATTTTTTGCATTTGCAAATGGAATCTTTCATCGCGTCGATGAACAATGGAGGTTTGAGCCGGTCAACGAACTGGGCGTCGTAACGCATAATAAAGACAACTACTACCTACCTGCCTTTTCTACAATTTACGCTGGCAGTGGAAAGCAATCTGATAAATACGAGCTCATCAGCCAATTGGTTTACAAAGAAGTTCCGGCAGAAAAAAGAGTGACATTTGAAAAGTGGGCGTCGCTGATGGACCGTGTATATAAAATCAATGACAATGGAAAGTGGGCAGTCATCTTTGCCATAATGTGTGCCTTTCGAAGTAATATTCACTGCATCGATCGTTTGTTCACGGCCCCCTTTTTCATGGGACCGATGTCGTCAGGGAAAACACAGATAGCTATCTCTATTCGCTCGCTCTTCATCTCGCCTAACATTCCTATTTTTAACCTCAATACTGGAACAGATGCTGCCATGGCCACGATCATGGGAATGTTTAAGGATGTTCCGGTAGTGTTGGACGAATACAACAACAAGGATATCAGCGACAACAAGTTTCAGGCTTTGAAGGGTATCGTTTATGACGGCGATGGCAAACAGAAACGCAAGGGAACATCAGGAAGAGAAATCGAAAACGACAAAGTCTACGCCCCTGTCATCATCTGCGGCCAAGAGACGCCACAGCGCGATGACAATGCCTTGATGAGCCGCGTCATTGTCTGCGAAGTTCCAAAACCACGCAATCGTACACCGGAAGAGGTGCGTATCTTTGAGGAACTAAAAACCATAGAGGATCAGAATAAGGTTGGACTATCAAATGTGCTGCTGCAGATACTCGAGTTGCGCCCCTTGTTTATGGATCATTTTCGACAACTCAAACAGGAAGCGTACAATGAACTTAAGCAAGATGTCATCAACTCCGGTGAAATGGATCGTCTGATGAAGACTGCTGCGCTCTTTTTAGGAACTGTAAAGCTGATTGAGCAGTACTCAAACCTTCAGCTTCCATTCTCATATAAGGATTTCTTTAAAATCGCTCAGGAAAAGATAAAATTTCAACTCTCACTCATTCGTAGTACGGATAAACTCGCAATGTTTTTCACTGCTGTCAATAATATGGTTGATACTAAACAAATCATCGAGGGGAGAGAGTTTCTTATTGAGCAACCAAAGAAAGTCACGGGAAAAGATGCTCGTGGCGACTCTCATACCTTTACCTTTGAACCAGGAACGAATATCATGTTTTTACGCTTAAGCGCGGTCTTTAGTATTTTCGACCGCTGTGGCTATAATACAGAGGGTAGCACACTTTCAACTTTAGAACAGACCCTGCGCAGCCACTCAAGCTACGTTGGTACAGTTCCTTCGCGACGCTTTACGTGGGAGGAGACAATGGAAGAACCAAAAAACGATGGCTATGAGACGATGGTGAAGGTGCGGAAGCAGAGAAGTACTTCCACCAGTGCTATCATTATTGACTACGATAAGTTCACGGAATTGTACCATATTGATTTTCGCAGAGCATATGTACCGGAAGATAAAGAACCTCCTGTGACGCCTGTGACGACAGAAACAAAGGAGACGAATCTGCAGACTAACCATGAACTACCTTTCCCTCCTGCGAGCAATGATATTGACCCCTTTCTTGAAAGAATGTACGACTAAATTCTTCTTTTGCCAATAGTACATTTTTTTGATTATGTAGAGCCGTACCTCTTCATCCGAACTGGTACGGCTCGTTTCATTTTAAATTGGAGAAGGG